GTCCACATAAGCCTTGGTGGCCGCATCGGAGTCGGCTGAAGGGGTAGACAAGCCTGTCACCACTGCGCCCGTTACAGTGCCGCCGCTGACGGTCTTGTTGGTCAGCGTCTGTGTGTCGGTTGTACCAACCACCGCGCCTGCGGGGCCTGCAATGTTTTGCCACACCGCCGAAGACGAGTTGTAGCGAAGCATGTTGTTGTTGGCCACGCTTGTGATCAACACGTCATGCAACTCATCCAACTCGTAGCCATTGTTGATGTTGACGTAGATGACGCCTTGTGTTGCGTGTGAGCGAACGCACCAACCCAAAATCACTGTGTGGTTTGGAGCGGTGGGGCGTGTGGTTGTAACTGCGCCAGCAGTTGTTGGCGACAAGTACAGGGTTGCGCCCTCAGTAAATGACGACGTGTTCACTTGACGAATCAAGCCAAACGTGGTGGCAAAGCCCTCGGCGTGCGACGCGGCTGGCTCTGTCATGATGGCCAATGTGGCAGCAGAGTTTGCGTCGTTGTTTGCTTGGGCAAGGTCAGCCGTGAGTCGAGTGCCAGACGAACCAGTGATCTTCACCACTTGCATGTCGGTGAAACCAGTTGCGGTCTCGTTGTAGATACGCACGTTTTGCTCTTGGCCAATTTGCAAGGTGACGTTGCCACCCTTCAAGCCGAGGTCAAGCGTGCCATCGGTGTCGTTCCAAGTCAGTCGAGCAACTGCACCAGTAGCTACGTTGGTCGTGCTGAAGTCCACGTTCATTAGGTGGGCATCAGCCTCGAGCGCTGTGCCAGCGGCGTTGATGCCAACTACTTTGTAGCCGTTGCCTGTGAGCGTGGGGAGTTTGTTGAAGCCTGCGGAGATTGCATCCAACTCGTTTCGCATCGAGGCTGATGAGCCTGCGGAGTTCGGGGTTGGGTACGTTCCGTGGTTGTAAAAATCGTTTGCCATTATCGAAGTCCTCGACGCATTGAGTAGTGCACGATGATGTTGTTCACCGTGAATGGTTTAATTATCGCTGACACAGAGGAGAGTTGGATAGCCATATTCTCTGCCGTGCCCAAAACTTCTACCTCCGATGGTGAGATGTCGCGCCCATCCCAAATGAAGTTGTCCCACGTCATGTCGTCCCAATAGCTCGATCGCAAGTCGTTGGCATAAGACGTGGCCGTGGCTTGCTCAAGTTCAACGCTGCGATAGCCCAAGTCGTAGCCAAACGAGATCTCGGCATACGAGTCACCAGTCAGCTCAACGCTTGCCCTACGGAATCGTTTCAAGATCCGAGGCGACTTGACGCTGTTGAAGACCAAGTTGATGTTGGCAGGGATCACCGCGCCGTCAAAGGATGTGCCCGCATCGAGGCGGTACACAAAGCCGTTGGTCGAGCCAAAGAACGATGTGGATGATCCGTCAGGGGTTTCGCCCTCGACGCAGCACGTGACCGAGTTGGTGAACTGCACGGGCATGATGCCAAGCACAGAGTTGCCATTGAAGGTCATGTAGATGCCAGTGCCGTCGCTGAAGAAGATGCGGTATTGGCCCTTCTCGCGATTGAGCACGCTGGCTGTGGCCAAGTTGCGACGCGCCTGAATGAATGGGCGAATGCGCAGGGTCAGGGCGTTGGACTCGAAGTTGCCGTAGTTCAACGACGTGTTCATGTTCATGACGCCACGATCGTCGAGCACGTAGGCTTGGTCCATGTTTTGAGACGTGAACGGTAGGCCGCCAGTGCCAGTGTTGAAGGTGGAGAGTTGGAAGGTCTCGGAGCTGGTGCCGTAGAGGATGTTGGTGTCGTTGCGGGTGTAGACGCCCAAGGCGCCAGTGCTTTGGTTGCCCGGCAAGATCAACAAATTCGTGATCGCCCCATTCAACGCAATCTCCCCCGCCCCCACCAACGGCGTCCATTGGTACGGCTCACCGATACCCGAGAACTGCAACGACTCACCGAACGCAAAGAACAAGTGGTTCTTGTGCACCGCGACGCGCGTCGGCACATCCGTGGTCATGCCAGTCTTAATTGGCACATACACCGTGCCATCGAACTCAAAGCCGCGATTCTTTCCATCGCAGCCATAGATCTTGGTGTTGGCCGTGCCGCCACCGAAGTTGCCGATTTGGATTTCGACACGACCGCTTGGCGCCAATGTGATCGCAGAGCTTGTGCCGTCGGCCACGGCCTTGTTGACGCCACCAACTCTCAGCGCCTCGTTGTCAGCAAATGTGCCGAGGGTGATGGACATGATCAGCTTGCCCTTGGCAGTGCCTGCAGACCAAGTGCCTGACTCTAGCACCACGCGAGTGAGCGCGCCGCTTGCGCCGCTGGTGCCGCCAGTCACGGTTTGACCGTCAAAGATCTCGGCTGTGCCGCCGTCGAACTTGATCTCGTAGCCGAGGGCTACTTCGGACCAACCAGAGGAGGTGGACTTGTAGAGTTTGGCGGCCGTGGCGGCGGTGTTGTTGCGCCAAGCGTAGACGATGCCGTTGAAGTAGGCGACGCCGAGGATGGAGCCTGAGCCGGGGACGGCCGCAATCGACGTGCGGTACTCATCAGCTGCAAGACCTCGATACGTCGCATCGGTAAGGCCATCCATGTCCATGCCCTGCACCGACGTGATGGTGCCCACGTTTATGGAAGACACCTGAATGGTCTCGCCATTGACAAACGTGCCAGTCTCGCGTGTGAGCACAACCTTCGTGCCGTTGCGCGCAATGACCTTGCCAGTGGCTGCAGACGTTACGCCCGTAACGGTGTTGCCCACGGCAACAGTGCCAGTGAGGTTGCAGATCAAAACGTTGTAGATCGCATCCGATGGGTTGGCGTGGCCATCGTAGCGCTCGTATCCAGCGATGCGCGTGTAGCCACCGTTGATGGAGCACTCGAAGTTGGCCGCGCGTCGTGCGTAGCCAGCCTTCAATGACAGTGTTGGGGTAACTTGATCGAGACCACCAGCAAGGCTGATGAGGTCGTAGTTGACCTTTGGCATTTGGACTTGGGGCTGAGCCATGTCGTTTCCTTATGCCAATGGATTGCCGAGAGAAACTTCAGGCAGCCACTCGCGCTCGAGCTGTGCCATCAGAGCTGATTCGCCGCGTTGACCGCGAGCTAACACCTCTGGTGCAGCCTCAAACAAACCATAGAACTGCATCGCCTTGTAGACGAGGACTTTGTGTAAATGGGTAGGCAAGCCTGTTGGCAAGTCCGCATCCACCGCCATCGAGGACGGTAGGCGTTGGTACTCGCCAGTCATGGTGTAAATGGTGTTTGGCACTTGGCCAAGCATCATTGCCTTCTCCGTTGGATGAATGGCGAACACCACAGGTCGACCGCTCACCTGCGCGTTGTAGCGATAGGTGTTGCGAAAGACTTGGTATTCCCATTCAACCAACCACTGCTCATCGTAGATACCGATGTCAGTGCGATAGGAGCGCACGGTCTCTTTCCACCAATAACGCAGATCAGACATGTCATTGCCTGTCAGCGTGTTGGTGATGGAAGAGGGTGCGTAGTCGCCTTGTTCGGCGACTGTTTGGTAGCTGAATGGCAAACGCATCCAACCCCAACTGTCATACATGCCCTGAAGCTCGAGCCAAGCATCGTTGATGTAGGTGGCAAGGCGCGCGGCCTCACCAGTCTGTCCAACGACCGATGCAGGACCAGTGCCTGCGATGCCGCACTCTTGGCGCAGCATCTTGGTTAGCTCGAGGTAGTTCATGTATTAGGCTGGTGTTTGCAAGAGTTGACGAAGCCAAGGTGCGCCCTGCTTTGGACGAGGGTCGTGCATCACTTGGAAGGGGTAGGTCAACGATAAAACGTTTTCCTCTGCGAAGCCCATGCTGCCATCCTGATTCACAATTTTGCGCTGACGCAGACGTGATTGCTTGGCACTTGCCAACACGGCCACGTGGTAGCGACGTAGCTTTGCTTCGTTGCCGCGAACAACCAACTTGTAGTCGCCGTTCACATTGATCTCAACAAAGGCTGGGTCGTTCTCGTTGTTCGGCTCTTGCACGAACACGGTCAACTCGTCACGCATGAAATCCTCTTGATCGATTGCGTCGGTGCTGATCACGCGATCAGTGTCGATCTCGATACCGCGTGCGCTCTTTGCGTCATCGACGGATTGGATTGGGTTGACGATGTCGACGTTGTTTGAATCGACTGTAGCTTTACGTTCGTAGGTTGTGGGTTTGGTCATTGCATGGTCTCCATGGGTTAAAGGGGGTGGCACCCACCCGAGGGTGGATGCCAAACTGCGATTAGGCAGTCAAGGGGGTCGCTGGCACGGTGCTCAGGTTCAAGAAACTAGCGGTCACGCCAGAGGCGGACAGGTCCACGGAGCCGGGGATGAAGGTAGTGCCTGCAGTCACAGCAATACGCAACACACCGATTGGGCACACAAAGCTAGGTGCATCTGGGAACTCGAGTGAGTTTGTACCAGCTGCCAACTCAGCTGTAGGCACGATCTCGCTTGGGACGATGCTGACAGCGCCAGCAGCGTTCAAGCCAATCAAGTACAAGCGAGTTGAGCCGCCAGTGCCGCCAGTGAACGAACCGTTCACCGAGCCAACGCCTGTGGGGGCTTGGTACACGGTAGGGCCGCTGTAGCTGATGGCGATGTTGTCAGTGATGGACTTGCTGTAGAAGCGACCATCGATGACGTAGTTGATCGCGGCTGCGATCTGGATGGTGTTGGCGTTTGTGCCTTCAGCCAAAGCGCCAGAGTTCAAGGCAAAGGTTGCGCCTTGTGAGAGGGATAAGTTATCAGACATTTTGAAAATCCTTAAAAAGTTTCGGGAAGGAATGGGGGCCGAAGCCCCCGTTCATTACAGACCAGATGCTGCGGCTTCGACGCGGACCATCCAGTTTTCGTTCAAACGCACAGCGTTCTTCCAGAAGTTGGCGCCAACGTAACCGAACTGACCCATAGGGTTAGCGTGGGTGATTGTCTTTGCAGGCAAGTAGATTGGTTGAATGGCGTTTTGGCCCTTCAATGCAACTTGACCCCAAGCTTCTTGGCCAACGACCATGATTGGGTACACGTCAGCGGTGGTACCAGTGGTGCCGCCGTTTGACAAGAAAGCGCCTGCAGTCACGGTGCCACCAGCAGCCAAGAATGGCTTGAAGTAAGGCGATGTGATGATGCGGAAACGCTCAACAGTACCGATCTCGCGCTCGTGCACGGGCTTTTGTGAGCCGTACTTGGCGACTGGTGTGAACACGGACACGCTGTTCACGGTCAGGTTACGGAAGTCGGCTTCCAAGTCGGTGTGGATGAACACCAAGTAGCCGGGTTCGATAGCGGATGTACCGAAGTTCACGCTTGCAGACAAACGCTCAGTCACGAGTTGTGCATGTGCGCTCTCCAATTGGCGAGCAGCTTGACGCAACTTGTTCACAGTCACAGCAGTGTTCACTGCAGTGCGAGCTGTACCGTTTGCGAACACAACGTTGGTGCCGCCACGAACCACACCGTAAGAGATCAACTCTTCCAATGTACCCATGTGCTCACCAACCAACTTGACCATGTCAGCTGGGATGTCGTCTTCATACAAAGACTCAGCTTTGCTGGAGATTTTCATCAACACGCCGTACTGCTGCAGTGTCACTTGCACGTCTTGATACGTGATGGTGCGAGCTGCTGGAGTCACGCCTTCTTGCATCAAGTAGTTGCTTGCTGTCACGTTAGGAGCGCCGTTCGAGCCAGCGTCCAAAGGCAAAGCACGACGGAACACCACGGTGTCAGTCTTGTTTTGAGGGATTTGTTTTTGTGAACCGAAGGTTGACAAAACTTTGATAGGCTGAGCGTGCTTGAGCATTTCGCGCTCGGCCATGATGAGGTTCCGTGAGGGAACTAAGGAATAGGTTTGCATGGTTAATTACCTTTTGATTTATCGAGTTCATCGAGATAGCGCCAATATTCCTGTGGCGTCATGTCCTCTACTGCTTTGCCGCGTGCGGATGAACCGACGCTGCGACCAGAAGGGATAGCCGCCGCAGAGCTAAGGCGCTGCGTTTTGTTTGCTGACACCGATGAGTTCGTGGCCTCGCTGTGCAAATCAAGCAATCGAATTGCGTCTTGCGGGCTGTCGCTCGCCGCAAGCATTTGCACCTCTCGTTGTTGGCGTTGAAGCCAACCCGTGAACTCAGGTGTCTGTACACGACTTTGCCAATTCGGATGCCTAGCTTCCACCGCCAGCTCTGAACGCATTTGAGCGATCTCTTCGTGGCTGACGCCACCCTTTTGATCTTTGAGCAACGCTTGAATGCGCTGCTCCTGCTCTTGCATCTGCTGTTTTAAAGCAGATTCCATTGCGTCCGCGAACTCTGGGTAGTCGCGTTTTAAGTTGGTCATTGCCTCTGGGTTTGATTGCGCCTGACGGATTTGATCCGCGTTAGGTGCGTCGCCGCCTGAGTTGGCCACCTGCTTGGCTAGTTGTTGCTGTTGCTTCAACTGACCATTCAAGCCGCCGATATGACCTTCTGCATTCCGAAGACGAGTTGTAACTTGGCCGAGCATGCTCTCCAAGCCAGAGATCTTGTCCATCAAAGATTGCTCGTGGCTATCAGCGCCAGCGCCTGCGCTTGCATCGGCCTTGTCGGCGGGTGCTTGTTGGCGTTGATCTGATTGCTGTTGCGAATCTAATGACTCAGTCGCCTGAGTTCCCTCTGCTTTGTCTTCTGGCAATGCCTTGCCAGTTTCCTCAGCATCGAGCTGGTCCCAAATCTTCTGGGCTTCGTCTTGTGGATTGGTTTGTTCCTGTACGTTCATTGGTTTGTCGTCTCACTTGTCACCATTACTGGCGGGTATTGTCGACGCCGCTTAATTCATCGGGGTCAACTGCTGCTCCCGCGCTTGCATCTTCTGCAAGGGCGAGGATCTTTTTCAACTCCTTGATGCCACCACGCACCGAGGATGTTTTCTCAGGACTCATCTCTGAGTCGTTGAGCTTTCGTAACTCGTCGATTCGTTCTTCAACAAGTTGCGAAAGCCGCTTCCAACACGGGGTGTGGAAATCTTCAAGTTTCAATGTCGTCTCCGTAAAAGAAAAGGCGGTCCTTTTTTAAGGGACCGCCTCAACCAATGGCTCATGAAAAAACCGTAGGCCCGTATGCAAAGACACTGACCCGACGCGAATAGTACATCATTTTCATGGCGTGTGCAAATTAAATTCCGCTGCCTTGGTTCACCTTCAAGGCGGCCTCAGCATTGAACAGCTCGCGCTCGTTGTTGATCTCGAGCGAGGCCAAGCGTTCTTTGGCGGCAATCTCTTCGCGGGTCAGTGTGCCGTCCTGCTCGAGCTTGGCAATGCCAAGGTCTCGAGTGATGGCTGCACCAGTCATTGCGATCTCGTACTCGCCCTGCTCCTTCTGTGCCTCGAACTCGCGCTGTGCCTTGTTGTCTTCCAACTTGGCCATCTCGGTCTGAGACTTCATCTGAGCTGCGGCAATGCGAGGGTCTTGCTGCGGCGCGGCCTGTGCTTGCTGCTGCATGAACTGCTCGTATTCCTCTTCTGATTTCATCAGCTCGTCTGGGTTCACCTTGAACGCCTTGAGGATGGCGGTCAGCTCGGCACGATCCTTCATGTAAGGCACGTAGCGAGCGTTGTTGGTGATGTTGGCCAAGTTGAGGAGGGCTTGGTTTTGGATGTCGCGCTCGATCAATGCGGTGGAGCCGCGTGCGTCGATCTCGTAGTCTCCCTTGATCTCTGGGTTTGGATCGTTGGCCATCTTCCAATCGTAGTAACGACCGATGTGGGGGCGAGTGATGTTGTCGTCATACAGCTTGACGCGTTGGCGCAGCACTGTGTTGGCGTTGTTGTACAGCATGACCATGCCACCGACGGTCTCGGGCGCGCTGCCCTTCTCGCCGCCCATGATCTGAGGCATGCCAGTCTCTTGGTCGGCAAACGTCATGGCGGCCTGAGCGATGGCCAACAGCTCTTGGAGGTGGCTGTTGAACTCGAACACGCTGAAGGCTTTGCCCACGTCTTCGGTGTCATCCTTGGCCAACCAAATCTTGTTGGGGGTGATCTCGTAGCTGCCGTTCTGTGGGATGACCATGCCCTTGCGCATGACTACTTGGCCGCCAAGCGAGGTGCGACCGTTATCCATGACTTGGCGCCAAGCAGAGTTGACCACGCGTTGTTGGTGCTCTAGCTCGTCGCACAGGCCGTAGCCGTAAGGTGAGTCGTCGGCCTTGCGCCAACACCACACATCCACGGGGAGGCTCTTGTCTTCGACCCATGACTCCATGGCGCCGATGACTTTGTCGTTGACCATGATCAAGACGCCGAAGTCGACGTCGGTCAGGGGGTCGGCGTTGGTGCGCATGGTGAGAAGTTCCATCTCATCAGGCTCGATCTCGCCGTGGTAGG